TGAGAGGAGCAATAATATGCTCTCTTCGTTTATCTTTTTTATTCCAAAGTTCAAGGTGACCATTCCATTCATCTTCCCAATTTGGATTAAGATAGAGTAGCATGTTCAAAACCCTGAATTTTCTGGTAACAGGATTTACATTGTAATCAACATGAAGATTTAGTTTACCACCGTTGTTAATTTTATGACATCCACCACCCCACATGTGAGGATCTGGGATTAAATTTGGAATACCTGTTAAGTCTTTAAGAAATTGAAGAAATATTTGAGAGTTAAAATAAGTTAGTACGTTAGATACAGTGGGTACTTCATATCTGAGTTGCTCAACACTCTGTTCATCCCAAGGAGTGAACCATTTGTTCACTTGGTTGTCAGTCATGTAAGCATTATTCTCAGTGCGTTCAGTAACCCAATAATTAGTTTCTTTTAACTCCTTGAAGCACTGCATGGCAACAACAGGATTGATGAAATTATCAATAATTATATTTGGGAATGGTTTAGCATTTTGATAATGAAAGTTAAGTCTAGAACCCAAATCATAATCTCTGAATATTTCCATCAAAAACCTGCTTCTATTTTAGCTAAGATGTATTCTTTAACAAGTCCAGAGCGAACAATGTCATCCACTCCAAATTCAATTATATCAAAAGAACTCATTTTACGCAAGATGTTCATAAAATCTACTATACCGTTGCGTTCGTTAGTTTTATTCAAGTCGGACTGACGAGAATCACCACAGAAACAAATTCTAGTATTTTCACCAACACGAGTAATGATACTGTCTAGTTCGTGAAAGTTTAGATTCTGATATTCATCAACAATAACGATAGCATTATCAAGAGTAGTCCCTCGTAAGAACGAAGTGCTCCAAAACTTAATCGTTTCTTGTGCTTTAAGATTACCGTAAAGCATCTCAAAGTCTGCATCAGATGGCATTTGGAACATGTATTTTACCATGTTCTTATAAGGAATCTGATAGATATCAGATTTGTCCTCGTGAGAACCGGGAAGAAAACCAATCTCTCTAGTAGCTACCAGGGAGCGTACAAGGTAGATGCGCTCATATGGAGTGTTCTCATTTAATACATCACGAAGTGCGTTATAGAGTGTGATAAAGGTTTTACCTGTACCCGCACAACCGAAAGCAACTAAATGTTTGCCTTCTTTGTATGAATCAAATAAACGTTTTTGATTGTCAGTAAGAGGTTCAATATCAACAAGATACTCTTGACTGAGAGGTTTTTTCCTCTTCATCTGCTTTGTCGTGAGTCCAACCCCAATAGGTTGCTCTGAAGATGATCTTTTTCTTCTTGCCATATTTAAATTTTCTTGATAGTTGAACCTGGCATTTTTTGTGCTCTTTGAAGAACCTCATTCCATCCAGGTTTAGACTTGCGAAGTTTATCCTTCCATTCTCCTACTTCACCAAATGATGGTGAATTTTCGGGAGTATAGTATCTTTCCCAATCAGGATTATCGCCTCTCCACTGATCCCACTCATGAACGCTCATAACAACGTCTTTCGTTTCACCAGTTTCTTTATGTTTTACTGGATATGTTGCCATAGTTATAAATTCAATGTGTTATATTTAGACCCACTCAAGTGCTTCTGCACAAGTTGGAAATTGTTCAATAAAAATCTTTTTACAACCCTCTGCAAGATCCATATGTTCCTTTTGAGTGCCATTAGCAGTTCTCAAATTGATATAGTGAATCCATGAGCGACAAGAACCACTCATATAGATTTTAGTGGGTGTGGCGAGAGGAAGCACAAAACGAGCACACTCCTTTGCGATGCCATATTTAAGCATCTCTTGATAGAGTTTCATACCTTCTTGGAAATGATTTTCCATTTTGATTTGAAACTCTTGGTTCACAAAGGGATCAATATCATCAATAGAATTCTGACGATTCTTTGTGTCCTGCCTGCGAAGTTCTGGAAGGGGAATACGTTCTGCCAACATAGAACTGTCGGCATAGCGTTGCGAAAATTCTTGATAAGTAAAACTTCTGTGACGAAGCACTTGAGCCGCCACACCTCTGGTAGTTTCTAATTCAAGAGTCATGAATGATTGCTCAAACACAGACCAGTGGTTGTGTTTAATGCAATAACCTAACAGTTTTGCATAATTTGGATTCTCTTGATTATTAGGATTTGACACACGAGCAACGTATGCCATCATCTTCTCCGCATCGGGAGTCACGCTGATAAGTTTTACACTCATTTAAATCCTCTTTTTTCCATAGCATCTAAGTCATTAAGTTGCTCTTTTACTGTTCGCAACTGTTTTTTAAGTTCTCTAATCTCATCATCTGAATAGAGATGATCTTGCTTGATAAGACGCTCAAGCATCTTAACTAATTTTTTACCTCTACTTGTCATCAGTCTGGATACCCGTCATCATCGTCAAAGATTTCATCATAATCATTTATTACAGCAGGATCAGACCTTACTGACGTTTTATATGCCTCAGGATCAGAGTAAACCTCTGCCTTTAGTCCATCAACTAATAACTCAAGGTTCCTAACCAAAAGTTTTAATCGTTCTCTGTCCATAATTTGATATGCACCGTTCTTATTATAGCATAAAAAAAAGAGGGTGATCAACCCTCATCGTTTAATAAACTTCTGCAAACTCGTTTACATGTACCTTGGTCCTCCTCGCATTCGATTAAACAGTCAAAATAATCATTGACCAGATCTAATTCCTCATTACATTTGTTTAAACCTGCATCAATGTGTATCCATTCTGCTAATTGATTGCGGGATAATAGATTGTGCATCAAACCTCACGCAATATTTTTGTCTTGTGGAGTAATAATAAAGAGTAGAGTTTCAAAGCATACGCGATTCCTTAATTCTATATTATGTATGATAGTTTGTGTTAATTCACTAACATTTGTTAAAAAAACACAAAAGTATAAAAAAAGAGAGGTTCGGAAACCTCTCTTATAATTCACTTGGTGTAAGTTTTGCCGCGATAGCAGAATGTACCGTGGGTTTCCTTACTCTCTACACAACGAGTATCATACTCAACACCACGATATGAAGTGTGAGTGATCTGAGCGTCGTGAAGTGCAGATGCCTTGTTAATCTGCTTGCGAATGAGATTAAGTGTGTTCATAAGTTTACTCCTAAAGTAGTTGGATTTTTAGGTCCGTTCCTTTAGTCGTTTGCGTCCCATGGACAATTAGGAGTTGCCTCTTTCATTGTGTCGATAAGTTCGACTTTAATAAAATTATCTAAATCCTCATTAGCTTTGATCCTGAGCATAATAGCATCAGCATCTTCACATAGAAGACTAGAATAAAGAAGAAAATCTATCATGGGATGAACGCTCCGTTCCGCGACTTACTTGCGTCCCACCCGAGAGTGGGATGAACGTACAGGTATTATATACCTTATAAAGTATATAGTCAAGCAGGTATGTAACATACGCTACAGTTTCATAAAATCTTTAGAAGTCAAAAATTTTGGCGAATTTTTTTTCCGCCTTTTGGGAAATCACTTCTTCTTTTTGGTTTCGGGTGTCTTTACACCCCAGAATTTTGGATTAGCTCTGCCCTCTGTTTGTTTCATAGTAACAAATCCTTTCTTGAATTTGTCATAGTAATAATCAAAAATTTCAGACTGCTTTCCTGCTGATGCAATATCATATTGAGTAGCATCTTCAACTTTATATTCAACAATAAAAGCATTACAAGGCAGAGTGCGATCCTCTGCCTTATCAACATCACAGTTTTCAAATAAAATTCTCATATCAACCCCACTGAATATCAGGATAAGCTTCAGCTACGATTTCTTTAGTTATTTTGAATTTGGATTCTAGGTTTTTATCTTTACACAGACAAACAATTTCTGCTTCAAGAGGATGAAGACCTTGAAGTAGATTGATAAACATAGACTCACGACGAATTCCATTCATCCCATCATTACCGCCTTTGACAAAGTGGTAAAAATTCTTTGCTTCTCTACGAATTGTAGTTCTTCCTTGTTGATCAGCATTACCTAAGGAAAATGACCCAGTTTCATACATTCTGCGGGTCTCTAAATCAATTTTTTTAGAGAGTGTCCCACTAGAAGTGGTTTGTTCATCATAAGATGAATATGGCACTTCACCGGGGGGTAATGAACTTTGAATTGTTTCATCAAAGTTCCACTTAAATACAATTTTCAAGTGGAGTTCTTCGAATTTTTGAAGAACTTCCACTTTTTTTGCTTTTGATCTCTGTTTATTTGCAAGATCTAGAACTTCAAAAACAAGTGGTTGTTTAGGTAAATCTAATGATGCTACTTTAACAGATTTTGGTTTTTTAGGACTCGTCTTCGTCACTGGATTCTTCGTTGTTGTCATGATAGTTTTCAAAATTAAATGCAATCACCTCATCTGGAATTAAGTTTCCTTGTTCGTCAAACATTTCGGGGTGAGGTCTTGGTACTTCCCGATAGTTCATCATATATTCTCTTGCGGTCCAACCTCCAATTAGTCCCACTATAAGAAACAATACGGTTAAAAAAGAACCGAAAACTAAACTTACTGCTAACATGGGTTTTACCTCGGAGAACTAAATTTTCTTCCTTATACTAAAGGAGAATTCAAAATTGACAGTTACTTCTCTCTTGAAGAAGCGAACCATTTTTTCAAATCTTATTTGAAACGATTTTGGTCTCTTCCTCCCTCCATTAAGTAGTAAATCCACTCCACGGTTGGAGCGGGTCTTGGTTTTATTTATGCTCAATTCAGAGAAGTTTTTGTTCTCTGAGGAATTTGATTGTTTCAACGCACCCTCCTATTTTATTATCATCAACCAGGATTTGAGGAAAGGTAGATCCCTCACCAAAAGTCAAATAAAAATCTTCCCTACTATAATCTTGCCCCAAAGTTTTTACTGAGTGCTCAACGTTGATTCTACGCAAAACCTCCTTTACTTTAACGCAGTATGGACATCCTGCTTTAGAATAAATTACAAATTTCATCAATCAAAAAAGAATATGTGAAAAAGTCTAGAATCTTCCTTTGTCTGACCAAAGTATTCTGATGCTGCATGTATGTTTTGAGCATCAAATATGAAGAGTCTATTAAAAACATTACCAATAGAATCAACTAACTCAAATTTAGTCCTGTCAAAAAATCCGCCAGCATAAATTTGATCGTTGAAATTATTATCACTTGTTCTTCGTGCCCCATTCTTATGAGCATACAAAGAAGTTCCTGTGCTGTATGGAGCATCAGGATTTAAGTATAGCATAGCTGCCCAAGTCTGTCCATCATTATGATAAACAATAGGATCTTGTGATGTGCAAAACTGAAATCTACCGCACATGCCATGAGTTTCCCACTCACGTATTTTAATACCCATAATTCTTTCAAATGCTTCTTTAGTACCAGGAACAAAGAATTGTTGAATACTACGACTACCTTTGAAATATTGAATCTCAGGTTTAAATTCTTGTCGCAAAGCATAATCTCTTACAGCATATGGGTCAGCATAAAAGTTATCAACAACCCAAACAGTCTTCTGTGGTTGTCTATTAATTGTGCTTACTGGAATATACTTCATACTGTTTGAAATGCGATTTGATGTAATTCCTTCCCACGATTACCAGAGTCAATGTAAAGACTATTGTTAACCAAGAAGTAACACTGTGGGAACGGAAGTTTACGTTCTGGATCTACAAGGCGTTCAGTTTGATGTCTCATACTTTCAAAATCACCAATATCTCTGTAACACTCTGCTAGTCCTACAATATGTTCATTTCTAATATTACAGAAAGGTTCTGCCAACATATAACTTTCTAATGCTTTTTCAAAATCTCCCATTAATTTATACATCTCACCGATACAATATAAAGTATAGTATGCCATCTCATTTACACCACCAGTGTATCCCTTAGAGTCATAATCAATAGTGTGATTCATCCAAGACTTAAAGTAAAAGATTGCTCTTCTAGCATATTCCTTTTGTTGCTCATATCCCAAAGGAAATATTGGAGAATATGATGCATCAAAATAACTCTTGGCAACATACCAGAAGTGATATGTATCAGAGAGCAGTGTTCCCTCCCGAATATGTTGTTCCTCTAATTTTAGTGAGTCACTAATATATTTTGTGGGTGTAGCATAACTTTCACCATCCCAGGTTCCCATTTGACGGAGACCTCTTGGAAGATTGACACGTTGAAAATCCTCACCAACACCCTCAATATCACAGACGATGCATTCATGTGCAACATCATGTTTAAAGTGCCATGGTAGACGTGCGTTCCACATCCAGGCACGGTAGTAAGTGCATCCAGGATTTTCTGCTGTAATATGAAATGACTGAATATTCGTATCATCAATTAATGACCAATCAAAGTCATCATCAACTTCAAGGTATTCATCACAGTCCATCTTAAGAATCCAATCACATCCATGATCATGATTCAAACAAGTTTGTAGAAGATGGTCCCGGTTCCAACCAAAACCAACCCAACCTTCTTCACACTGATAATAATGTCCAGGAATGCCTTTCTCTTCAAAAAAGTCTTTAACAATTTGATCTGTACCGTCAGTAGATCCATTATCCTGAACAACCCAATAATCAATATATTGATAACAAGAT